TAAACTCGCCCATGGAACATCCGGACAGGATGGCAAATTTTTAAGAGCAAACAATGGAGCAGCTCCTTCGTTCGAGACAGTTACAGGTACAACAATAAACAACAACGCAGATAACAGAGTTATTACTGGCTCTGGTACTGCTAATACTTTAGAAGGTGAATCAAGCCTTACTTATAATGGATCAGACTTAAATATATCTAATGATGTACCTCAATTACTTTTAACTGATACTAATTCTAATAATTCTCAGGGAAGAGTTAGAGGTAATGGCGGTAACTTAATACTTAGTGCGGATACTAATGCTGCAACAGGTAGTAGCATCATTAATTTTGAAATTGATGGCACAGAACGTATGCGTTTAGATACATCTGGAAGGTTGCTTATAGGAACTACTACTGAAGGTGAAGTATCTTCAGATGATCTAACGATTGCTACTGCTGCACATACTGGAATGACAATTCGTTCTGGTACAAGCCATGATTGTACTATTAATTTTTCTGATGGTACAAGTGGGGCTGACGAATATAGAGGGTGGCTTCAGTATAACCATACCAACAACACAATGATTTTTGGTACTAACGCAGTAGAAAGTCATCGTATAAATAACCTAGGTGATATACAAATAGGTCAAGTCGCTAATGATTGTAGATTAGGAATTAAACAACGCTCAGGTAATCCTCACTTTATTGATTGTAGAGATACATCTAGTACTTTAAAGATGTATGTTCATTCAAGTGGTAATTTATATAATACAAATGGTAGCTATGGTCAGCTTTCAGATCAATCACTTAAAGAAAATATTGTAGATGCTAAATCTCAATGGAATGATATTAAGAATATTAAAATAAGGAATTTTAATTTTACCAAAGCAAGTGGATATGATACTCATACTCAAATAGGTTGTGTTGCACAAGAAGTAGAAACAGTATCACCAAAACTTGTAACAACCCCAAGAGGTGATGGTATAAAAACAATTAATACTTCTGTTTTGTATATGAAAGCTGTTAAAGCATTACAAGAAGCTATGGCTAAAATTGAAGTTTTGGAAACTAAAGTCGCAGCATTAGAAGCTGCATAATGGAAATACCCACCATAGAAATTCCACCAGTAAATAATATAGAAATAATATCTATACCTTTACCAACAGGAAAAGTTCCTTTTTATAAACCTTTAGTCGTTCCACCTAGCGACTTAAAACAACCAGAAGGAGTACAACCAGAAGCTACAGAGGAAACAGATACAGGTATAAGAAACGTCAATATTCCAATAATAGATTTTGACGTACCTTTACCAGAAAACGAAATACTTATAACGGCTTCTACTACAGCAGTCGTTTCTGTAGCTGCAACCTTAACTGCAACCGCAGCCTTTAAATGGGTTGTTACAGCAATGAAACCAATACTTAAAACAGCATGGAAGAAAATAAGCCCGAAAAGTCAAAAGGCTTGATCGGTAAATTAAAAGATCTAGGTGAAGAGAAAGAGCATCAACTAGAAGTTCTAGGAACCTTAGTTAGATTAGGCGTTGTTGTCTGGTCTGGTTTCATAATTACTATGAACTACGTTGATATACCGATGGTGAAGAAGTCTGGAAATAGCGATATAACTTTTGTTGCTTCGGTATTTACTGGAGCACTAGCCACCTTTGGTTTGACTACCGGTAAAAACGGAAATGGAAAACCACCTGTATGCCCTATGGCAAATAAAGATAAACCAAAAGCATGAAGAAATTAATTCTGCTTTTAGCTCTGTTATCACCCAGCATAGCTAGAGCCAATACTGTCACTCCCCAGTTCACAACAGGGAGTATGAATAGTACGACCACTACCACTCAAACTATTACAGAAGTTACGCAAAAACAAATATTCGGATCTGAAGTAAATACATGGTCAGGAACAAACGTAACTCCATCAGCAGATATATCAGCAACTGGTACAACATTCTCAGTAACAGATGCAACTCTGCCTTGGACATTAGAAACAACAACAAGAGCTGCAGGGCTAGTAGAGCAGTGGGATACAACAACAAACTACACAATAAACTCTACTACTACTTCACTCTCTGTCTTCTCACAGTAAGCCCAGCGTTTGCTGAAGGAGAGACAAATAACAACGCAAATCCTGTTGCAGCCGCGACAGGAAATGTGACCAATTCGGCTGTCCAATTTCAAAACAATGGGGCATCGTCTAGACAATCTTATGGTCCAAACATTACATGTAATGGATCAACAATGACGTTTAGTCCTTTTTATATGGGAAACCATGTCAACCCCTATTCGGCGGATGAAGATACAAGAGACTTATACCCTTCTAGTTATCAGTTAAATGAGAACTGGGGGTTTCAACTTAACTTTATGGTTCCTTTAGACAAAGAAGGTTTAAAGCAATGTAAAGAGATAGCCAAACGTCAAGAAGAAAAAATGAGATTGGACTATGAGCTGGTACGTGCACTCAAATGTGCAGAACTCCAGCAAAAAGGCTTCACTCTACTGCCTGGATCAAGGGTCTATCACCTTTGCTCCGATGTAGTACCTATTCAATCACTCTTACCCAAGAAAAAATAATGTTAGCAATCTTAAAACCATTCGTGCTCAGTGCACTTAAGTCACCAAAATTCAAGACTTTTGTCGTGGAATTATTGGAAAAATTAGTAGCCCAGAGTGATAACGAACTGGACGACAAGGCACTAGCCATTGTCAAAAAAGGTTTAGGACTTTAATAAATGAAAAAAGCAACTGAAGAACAGTTCAGCGAACTACATCAGTTGGTCACAAACGAGTTTTTATCAAGAGTCAAGAGTGGTGAAGCTACCACTCAAGACTTAAAAGCAGCCTGTGATTGGCTGAAGTCAAACGATATTACCGGTGTTGCATACGATGGCAACCCATTAGATAAGTTGGCAAGAGTTATGCCACAAATAGATCCCGAATTAGTAAAGGAGAGGATGTATGGCAGGCGGAGCTAAATACGCCAATGGCAATTATAAAAGCCAACAAAAAGCATATAACAAAACAAAAAAGGGATTAAAAATACGTGTCAATGCAAACAAACTTAATCGGAAGCTTGGAACCTATGGAAATCGAGATGGGAAAGACGCTGCTCACTATAAGGGGAGTACGACCAAGGGAAGACTCCAAAGCCCATCAGTTAACCGAAAAAGCAGACTCAAGATACGTAAATGACCCCTCTACTACCTAGTCCAAAACATTACTTACACAATTTAATAACCATGACAAGTTCAGATTCTAAACGGCTCTGGAGAAGAGCTGTAAAACAGCATTTCAATTGTCAATGTGTTTATTGCGGAAAACATTATGAAGAACACGAACTCACGCTCGATCACGTCAAACCTCTTAGCCGAGGTGGAGAGACTCTTACGAAAAATATCGTATGTGCCTGCAAAACGTGCAATCAGGACAAAGGTAGTAGAAATTGGCTCCACTGGATGAGAGCCAGATTTGGACATGACCCAAATAGAGAAAGAACCATAAGCGACCACATCGCTGCATAACTTATCCACTCAAGCAATATATCCGCACCCGCAAGGGTGCTTTTTTTATGGGAAAAAAAAGAGGAAGACCTAAATCAAGATATACACTTGATAAAGAAGCTTATGAAGAATTTCTTAAACTAACTAATGAAGCTTTCGATAAAACTGAATTGGCTGGAGTAAAAGCTCACAGGTCAAAAGGTTATGATCCAGAAGCTAAAATTTTGTTATCAGGAAATTTAAAAAATAAAAAAGAGCTTAAAGTTTTATTTGATGAATTTAAAAGAAAAGGTTTAATACCAGAGTACATAACACCTAAACATGCAAAAGGTAAGAAAATTTATTTAAAAGATCCAGAAAGTCTTCTTGCCTATGTTAATGAACGAACAAGAATTGCCTATTTACGTGGGCTTTTTGGTAAGAAAATAAAAGGTGTAGATCCGGCTAATCAATATAAAATTGGAATACTAAATGAAATTATAAGAAGAGAAGCATTATCAAAAATACCTAAAGCTAATAGAACTCCTGAAATATTAGCGGACATTGAAAAAATGTCATGGAAAGGTTTACCTTTAAAAATAGATGATGAAGGTAACGTAACTTTTGCTAGAAGACAGTTTTCAGATAAAGTTCCTCAAGCGGTAATTGAGTGGGGAAATAAAAATTTAGGTAATGATACAGGTACTAGATGGGCTAAAGATGCTAGAAAAGGTTGGGAAGAATTAAGACTAGAAAATCAAAGATACAAAGAACTTACAGGTTTTGACTTTGATAGAGGTCATTTTTATCCTTCTGCCAGAGGAGGACCTAATACAAGACGAAACGCTAGTTCTGAACTTTCTTTCGATTTTATAGGTAAAACAAAAACTATAGCTGGAAATAGAGATAAGGGAAATTTAGCTAATTGGAAAGGTACGAACGTTGGTCGAGAATTAGGTACATCCAACTCATGGATGCAAGATTTAATTGAATTTCATTTAGATGAAACAGGACAAAATGCTAACCAGTTACCAAAAAAATATTTCATAGATAATCCTGGACATGCCACGATTCAACAACGACAAACGTTAACAGGTCAGGTACACGCTGCACAGGCAGCCGTTGCAGGGAAATATAATAAGTATGTTGAAGACCTACAGCCTATCCCTAAAGGTAAACTACAGTCAGACTTTCAAATAGTTGACGGTCAAGTAGTTAAAAAACCAAAACAAACTGTCATACAACAAATCTTAGGATTTAAGAAGAAAACTAATAAATATAGTGGACTTTCTGATATTTTTGCAAATACGCCAGAAAACTATGAAGTTAATTACACACCTAGAAACCCTAACGGTAACGGCGTAAACGGTAACGGCATAAATGGTAAGAACGGTAACGGCATAGCTGTTAATGGTAAGAACGGTAAGAACGGATTCCTTAAAGGAATGGAAAACGTTAAGAACTATTCTGGTCTAGGTAAGCTCAGAGATGCAGACCAACTAGCAAACATAGGTTTAAACATTGGTACAGGTAACTATGTAGGAGCTGGTATAGGTGTAGCAACTTATGGTACTGCTAAAGCTCTACAAGACCCAAGAGTGCAAGCAAGAGTAGCAAAACAGATAACTCAATTAGTAGCTGAAAGAGGTGCTAAATCCGCAGCTAAACTAATTCCAGGATTAGACATATTATTGTCTAGTAAAGAATCTTGGGATTACCTTAAACGTGGTAGATGGGACCAAGCCGGTATAGCTGCCTTAAGTGGAGCTATTGGCTGGATACCTATTGTCGGAGATGGGATATCAGCTGCATTAGACCTAAGTAATACTGGGTTAGATATTGCTCGTCTACAAGCACCTACAGGAAACAATAAGAAAAAAGGCAAGAACAGGCTTCAACGGTACTTGAAGAGCTTCTATTCATAATCTATACACATTCGTATGAATGACACTTTAAAAGCCCTTCAGGGCGATTTTAAGCTGTTCCTACAGGCATTGTGGGACCAGCTTGATCTACCTTCTCCTACGAGGGCACAATATGCAATTGCAGATTATTTGCAGAGTGGTCCCAAGCGACTACAGATACAG